TCACACACACGTACACACACCAACTTAAAGTTCAATTTTATAAAAGGTTTGTTTTATATAAACATCTATTTTGGGAGTTGACATATACTTTGCGATATGAGCAATGATGTTTACTATAAGATGTGGCGATTATAAGTGTATTTAGGGATATATACATACACTCTTATAAGAGACACGAAGGTAGTGTTTTAAAATTATAGTTTTGCATAATTTCTTTACAATTTGGAATAATGTTAACAATTGCTTGTTCAATTTTATATTGTTATTAGGAAAATGGAAAAGAAAGTTTTTGTATTTTGGCAGACTATATGGAAAAGAAGAAAAAAAAGTTAGGCGAAGAGGCGTTAAAGAAAAGACCTCAACTTGGTAAGATAGAGGAGAATTATAATAATACTCCAAAAGCATTGCAACCAAAAAACAATGAAGTAAGGCAGGTGGCAAAGATGACTAGGAAGTCACTTGCTTATGCTTTAGAAGGACAGCCAGTAAAGATTAAAATGGCACTTGATATATTATTTGATGAAGATCCTCGTGCCTACATAGATGCAATAGCAAAACTAATGAACTATGCTATACCAAAACAGCGATACTAAGATTGAGATTAAATTAAATGAAGGGGCAACGCTTGATGATATTAAAAATCAAATCAGAGGTCTTGATGATGCAGAAGATATTGACTTTACTGAATTAGATGAAGAATAAAAAACTTTTAAAGTTTGCCCTCAATAAGAAACTATGTGATATGAGTTTCTATGAGTTCTTTAAACAGGCTTGGCACGTTGTAGAGCCATCAGTACCATTATCTACAAATTGGCATCATAAATATATTTGTGATATACTACAAGCAGAGTGCGAAAGGATAATTGCACAAAAGCCAAAAACAAAAGATATAATTATTAATGTTCCTTTTCGTAGCACCAAGTCACTTATAGTAACTGTTATGTTTCCAGTATGGGCTTGGATAAAATCACCAAAATTAAGATTTATAACCTCATCATATTCTGCAACACTATCTATTGAACTAGCAACTAAGTCAAGAGATATAATATTTAGTGATTGGTTTAAGAAAAGATGGGGAGATGTTTTCTTTATTAAGAAAGACCAAAACCTAAAAGAAAGATATGAGAATAATCATGTAGGTATGCGAAGAGCAACATCTGTTGGAGGTACTGTAACTGGTCAAGGGGGAGACTTTCTAATTGTTGATGATCCACTATCACCACAAATGGCAAATTCAACAACCGAAAGAGAAAATGCAAACGAATGGTATAGAACAACATTTTATTCAAGGCTTAACCAAGCAGACATTGGAGTTAGAATAATTATTATGCAAAGAGTTCATGAAGATGACCTGAGTGGATTCTTGTTAGATAGAGAAACAAGACTTGGATATAAACATATATGTATTCCAGCAACAAATCATGATGGCAATATAAAACCAAAATCACTAGAAAAGTTTTACAGTAAAGAAAGTGGCTTGTTTTGGGAAGAAAGATTTAGTAAAAAAATATTAGAAGATTATAAAAGTGCTTTAGGAAGTTATGGCTATGCTGGTCAACTACAACAAACACCAACACCCTTAGATAGTGGAATGATACATAGAGATTGGTTTAAGATAGATAGGTATAGGAAAGAAGAGGCAACAGTAAACTTTATTATAGATCCAGCATATACTGCTAATCAAAAGAATGACCCATCAGCATTATTAGCATATACATATACAGATAACAAATGGCAAATAGTAGATTGTGTTAATGTTAGAAAAGAATTTCCAGATTTAGTAAAGTTTATACCAGAATGGGTAAAGAAAAATGGCTACACACCAAAAAGTAGAATATTTGTAGAGCCAAAAGCATCAGGTAAATCTATTGTGCAGACACTAATTAGAGAAACAGGTCTTAATGTAAAAGAAGATAAACCACCAACTAAAGACAAAGTAGCAAGAGTAAGTGATATTAGTGCTTCACTTGAGAGCGGTAGGGTTAGTTTGCTAAATGGCAAGTGGAATGAGGAGTTTCTTGAGCAATTAGTTAAATTTCCATCAGCAAAACATGATGATATGGTAGATTGTTTAGTAATGGCTGTAAATAAGGAGATTTGGAGTGGAAATGGCAAAGTAGTGTACTTTAATTAATTTTTTTTCAGTTTGTTTGAAAATTGTGAAATTATTTCATAGTATAGTTACTATTTTTGCCTAGTTTTGAGTAATTATAGAAAAATTATCAGAAAATTATGAAAAATATAGAAATGTTTTACCTAAACAGGCAGCATCAAGAAATTATTGAGAGTCATATTGGTAAAATCAAAAAATTAATGTATTACGCTACTGAAAACGTTGATAGTGGCAAATATCAAAGTTTTTTAGACATATTAAATTCTATATATTTATATTCTAATAATTTTTATTCTTCTGTGTTAGAAAGAAGTGATGATGATAGTGGTACTATTGCAGAGTTTTTGTTTTTAGTTCCAAATATGTGCTTTTATAGTGCAATTGGATTTTTAACTGCACTTAAAGATGGTAAAAATGATTCTGAAATAAAAGACTACCTAGAAAGAGTTGGTGTTGTTTCTGAAAGTGCAACAGGAGAGTTGGCAGATATACTAATAGATGAACAAGAAAAAAAAGAGTATATAAAAGAATTAATCAATATAAAGACTAATCAAAACTAATAAATATGATACAAATAAAAATTCAAGAAGATACTTACGACATCCCAACAGAATGGAAGGATATGACAGTTGAATATTGGTGTGGGTTATATTCAATTATCAATCAATACAACAAAAGAGATGAAGAAGGTAATATTATTGAAGAAGATCACTCACAAGTTAAAATATTAAAAATGAATAGAGATATTTTTATGTATTTAACTGGATTAGCACAAAGTGACATGGAAAAACTTGATATTGATAGTGTAAATGCTGCTATAACTGCTTTTTCTGGTGCTTTAGAAGAATATAAGCCACAAGGCATAGATAAATTTGAATTTGAAGGGGAGACATACTTTTTCCCAAAAGAATTTTTAAAAAGAAACACTTTTGGAGACTATATTGAGTCAACACATTTAGAAAGCACAATAAAGATAATGAAACATGGAAGGTTTGATGTTTTGCCAGAGCAAATGGCAATACTTTGTAGAAAAGCAGGAGAAGAATATGATGATGATGTCATACCCTCCAAAACAGATAGTTTTAAAAAATTAACAATGGACATCGTTTGGGAGTTCAGTTTTTTTTTGACAATGCAAAGCGTAAAATTAACAAGGACTTTCCAAATGTTTTTGGGGAAAACAGAGGAAGAGGTGGAGGAGGCAAAAATAGAGTTTCTACAGTTGGACTCTACAACAAGTTCATAAAACCATATGGATGGCTAAATAGTTTATATATGGTTGCAGAAAAAAAAATATTTAGAATGGATGGTGAAAATGATATTGATAGCGTGAAAAAAACAAATTTATATAAGGTTTTGACTTATTTAAGTTGGAATAGTGCTAAAAATGATTATGAAATTGCTGTTCAGGAAAAAATACACAATAAAAATAACATAACATTGTAATAATGGCAATAACAAGATTAACAGACTTAGTAACAGTATTTGAGAGTAAATGGGTTTATGGTGATGTAAAATTTGGGTATGATGGTGATGTAAACCAAGACCACGACACAAAATATCCATTAATGCTGATAAATCCACCAACATCAATAATTCCTGTAATTTATGAGGGAAGAGAAGAGTATGAATTTGAAATAAATTTTTACAATTTATATCATCAGGCGGCACACTCAGTAGTGTCACTTCAAAAAAGATGGGATAACTTACAAGACTTGGCTAATGAATGGCTAGATTTTATGTTAAAAAACTATCAAGACTCTACAGTAGAGGCATATCTAAATGATGAAAGCGTTGAGATTGAAAGAATAAAAGATGTTGCTAACGACAAGTTAGTTCAAATAAAGTTAACATTCACAATTAGTGGGTTTACTAAATGCTTTACACCGACATCTAATTTCCCAACAGATTATTCAAATTTAATTGCTTGGTTGAGTGCAGATAGTCTTGCTACATTTGATATACCAAATAAAAAGGTAAGTGCTTTAGGAGATAGAAGTGGCAACGCAGTAAGTGCTAATGTTTTCCAATCAACTAAAACAAAACAACCTTCAAGAATAGGTTATGATGGCATAAATGACAAAACTTATTTTGATTTTGATGGCACTACAGATGTTTTAACTTCAGAAAGTTCTTTACAAGTAACTGGAGATAGTTTTACTATCTTTGAAGTTAGCAAGTTTGGAGACACAAGCGAAACTATTTTTTCTTATGAGCATAGTGCTACAACAGGCAAAATTGAAATACTATTAGATAGTGGAGATGATTTTAAAGTTGTCAACTCTTTTGGTGGTCAAGAAATAGAGGTAAGAGTTCCTTCTAGTACAGCAATTAAAGGCACTCCTCATATTGGCGTTGCAAGAAGAACTGGAGGAGACTCAACCGACACTTTAAAAGTTTTGTATTATGATGCTGCAAATCAATTGACAAACACAGCATCTGCTTCTGGAGTTGCATCAACATACAATAGTGCTGTTTTTCACATTGGTGCAAGAACAGGAAACACACATTTTTTTAGTGGCGAATTTAACGAATTGATAATTTACAACAGGGCGTTGACAGATGCAGAAGTAAATGATGTTGTTGGTTATCTAAATTATAAATATAAAATATACTAATATATTATGGCATATCAAGTAAGACAAAGTTCACAAATAAAAATAGGTTTTACCCCTACTAATAGTGCAGGAACTCCATTAGCAGGTGCTTTTAATGAAGATGGTAGGCATCAAAGGTCAAATCAATTAAAAAGTGTAAATGACCCTTTAAGATACCAAATACAATGGTTAGGGATAAGTAATGAGGCTACAGAGCCAACTTCTGCTAATTACAATGCTACAACTGAAGAAGGAGATTTGATAAATGTTCTTTTTGAGGTGCGTGTTAGACCACACGCAAGTTTACCTTATAGAACTTTGGGAACTATTAGAAAACAAAGAGATATTGTAAATAAAAAATATGATGACCAAACACCTGCAAAAGGTCATAGGTTTACCATAGATGTAAGTAGATTAGTGCAAAATGAATTATCTTATAGTCTTTGCCCTATTAACAAAGGAACTTGGCAGTCAAGAGGTAATAGAGAAAGTTTTTTTGGAGGCATGAATGGTGGTGCTGTTAATCAAGACAATGTTCTTGGAAATGCTGGAGGGTATGGAGATGTTATAAGTAATTTTAATTCAAGTTACAATGCAACTTTTTTAGAACTTAATGTAAAGGCTAGTTTTGAAATTATTGATGGAGATGGTAGTATTGTTCTTGCAACAGGAACGAATGACAAACAATTCCCAAATATATTTGTTATAAACTCTGTAAATCATTTTGAAAGAGACTCTGTGTATTATAATGGCTTTAATTCAAAAGGATATATAATTCAAAAATATCTTAATCGTTCTTATAATTTTTTAAGCAGATGTCCTAACAGCACTAATGAATCTTCTCATACAGCAAGTGTATTTAAAAAAAAGGTGAGGATTGATGAAGAGGCTGAGTTTTTACAGTTTTTTTTAGATCATTCAAGTTTAGATGCTTTAGGAGGCTCTACACTTTCTCAAAACGTTGCATTAAAAGTAAGTACATATAATTCTTCTGGACTAGAAAATGAGTTTTATTTAAAAGATTTTGAAAATAATCTTCTTACTTTTCAAGATAGTAGTGGATTTACAAAATTTGAAGAAACTCAAAAACTAATGTTTATACAAAACGTATCTCCTTCTTATATAAACAACACTTCTACTTTAGGGGGTAGTGCAAAAACTCCAAGTACAAGCAACTTTCCTTATTGGAATAGTTATACTGGAAACAGAATAACTGACAGCACTCTTTTTTATAGAGTAAGTATAAATAAAACATTATTTAACACTCCTGCTACTGAAGCCAGAAACTCAAATTTTAGATATTTTGTAATTGACAGGGAAGATGCAAAAGCACCTTATGAGTTTGTAAGATTTCATTGGCTAAACTCTTTAGGTGGTATTGATAGTTATACAGCAAAAAGAGATGTTGTTGAGGCAATCACAGTAAGTAAAGATGTTGTTGAAAGAAAAAGTGTAGATAAAACATGGATTCAGTCAGATTACAGCATAAGCAATAATGGAGATTATATTTCAGACACAGCCAGAGGTGGAGATTTATACAAGGGTGGTAGAGAGGTGACAAATGTAAATGCAGAAAAAAACAGAAGTGTATATACAGAACCTTTAAACAAACAAGAAGCAGACTGGTTGCAAGAAGTATTTTTATCTCCAAATGTTTGGATAGAAATGGACACAGATGCAACTGCAAGACCTAATGTTATTAATCCATACATAAGACCTTCTACCAAATCATATATACCTATAATAATAACAAATAGTGATGTTGAAACTGTTAATCAAGAAGTAGGTTTAGTTAAATTTAATATAGAGTACACATTAGCCCATAAAGTAATAACACAAAGAAATTAAAAATGTCAGTACAAATAGAAGTATTAGATTATCAATATATAAGACAAAATTTAGTTACATGGAGTAATTCCTCAGTAAATAATTGGCTGCTAGGAACAGGAGTTACAGCAGTTGCAAACTATTCAGGAAGTGTTGGTATTCTCATTTCTTCTACTGCAGGGGTTTCTACTGCTATATCAGGTTTTAGTGCAGACCCTGTAACTCTTATAAATAATCATGATTATACTGTTTCATTTGAAATTTCTTTTTTAGATGATAATAATCAAAGTCCATCTTCATTTACTGTAGAAGGAACTGGAAGTGGTAGTAGTTCTTACCAAGCAGTAAGTCCTCAATTACTTACAGTAGGTTCATATTCATTTACATTTACAATGGACACTAGTCAAAACAACAGTGTTGGTTCTATGCTGTTTGTTTTTAGGTTAGACAATGGTAATGTGGCACAGAAAAAACTTAAAATAAAAAATTTTAAATTAGTAGATGATAGTATAGGTGAAGTTCTTAACATGACAGATAGTGTGATTGGTGAACTGGATGTAACCGACCATTCTGAATTTCCACTTTCTTTAACTTTTCAAATATCTGAAATACAAAAGTTAACATCAACAACTGGAGATTATAGTAAGTCTTTTAAAATACCTGCAACTAAAAACAATAATAAAATATTAAAAAATTTATATATAACAAATTTAAAGAGAGAGAATCCAGCAACAGAAAACAAAAGATGCAGAATAACTATAGGAAATCTTTTTTCATTAACAGGGGTTTTAAAGGTTACTGGTGTTGGTGGTTTTGGTGAAGATGTTTCCTATTATGAATGTGTTTTTTATGGCAATAATCTTGGTTGGGCGAATGGAATTGAGGGCAAGACTTTAAATGATATAGAATGGGGTAGTGATGGTGAAGATTTACTTTACAATAAAGGTCAAATTACTAATACTTGGGATGATGTTGACTGCGACTCATCTAGTTCTTTTATAGTTTATCCTATAACATCTTATGGAGACTTTAATCCTGATGGTGATGAAGGGGTGATTCAACTTTTAGAAGATGTTAATACTGTTACAGGGCAAGGATCAACTACTGTTTACTATGGACACAACAATAACAACAGATGGATGAATGGAGGCTTACCCCCATCTCCAGATTGGCGACCAGCAATTTGGGTGAAAGATACTTTAGAAAAAATATTTGCACAAACAAATAATGGTTCTTATACAATAGATTCAGAATTTATGGATAGTGATACATTTAAAAGGTTGGTGTGGCTTTTGCCAAATTTTGTTTACAACAATCCTGATGAAAGAATGAACAATAATAGCATTGTTAGCAGGTTTATTAACGGAGAATCTAATGTAACAAACACTTTTAGTTCGGTAGTTCCAAGCAGCCTTCCACTTCAAGTTACAGATGATGGAATAGATAGATTTTTTACTGCTGCTGTAAATTATAATGATTTTACAAGTTTTTTAACAGGTAGCAATAGACAAGTTTTAGACTTAACTAGTGACAATCTGGAGGTTGTGTTGGATGAGCAAAGTGCATTAAGTCTTTCTGGTAACAATGTTACTATAAAAGAACATGGATATTATAATATTACTGTAGATGATATTCAGGTAAAAGTAGCAAGAGCATTTGCAGATACTGCTAGTTCTAAAGCCCTTAGTAAAGTTAAAGTTGCTTTAAATCTTGAGTGTCAAACACACTCACAAACTAGCCTTGTAATAATTGATAGTAAATTTTTAGAAATAGAAGTTAAAAACGGAAATAACACTCATGTAACAAAAAACGACACCCCTGTCTTTAGTGGTTACGAAGATATAGAAACTATAGAATTTAGAAGATATTTTAATGAAGGTGACAAGATCAGATTAACAATGGGAGTTCAAATAGAACAGGTTTTAAGTGGAACATCATTAAGTCAAGATTTTGTGGTTTATCTTTTTTATAGAACAAATCCTGAAAAAACTGCTAGTTTTGACATAAAATTAGAAAGCAAAAGAGTTGAATATGGACAAACTTACAACTTAAAAAATGTTATTGATCCAAAGTACAAGCAAATAGATTTTGTCAAAGGAGTTGCTCACGCTTTTAATCTTAAAATGACTACAGATGATGTAAGAAAAATTATTACGATAGAACCTGCATCTATCTTTTATAAAGGATTTGGTGAAGCAGCAGACTGGACACACAAACTAGACAGAGCAAGAGAAATAAAAGATAAATTTATAAAGACAGATTTAAAAAGAAATCTTATATTTAAGTATAAAAGTGATGACAAGGATGCTACAGTTAAATTTAGGGGCGATTTGTATTTTGATGGAGTTCATGATGAATATCCTTACAGAGAGGACTTGTCTAGTAAATTTGAAAAAGGGGAGAGCATATTTGAAAATCCTTTTTTTGCAGGAACATACAATGCTAAAGATAGAGATACATCAAGAGGTCTTATAGGTGATCCTGCATATACTTCACTTTTGTTAACAGCAAATACTGGGTCTTGGACTACCAATAGACCAGATAAAGGATATGAATTTCTACCAAGACTTTTATATTGGAACAAATACTCACCAACAATAACTGTAATTTCTGGAAAACAGGCTTTTATTACAACTGGGTTACAAGTTATACAAGTTAGAGCAGGAGGAAATGCGCCACCTGGAAGTTTTACTATTTATCCACAAGCAACATCATACGATAGAGAAAAATCATCAACCCCAGTATTGTCTTATGGAAGTGTTATGGTTTCAGATTATAACGATCAAGCAAAAACAACAAGTAATCCCCAGCCAGTAAAAGGGCTTTATGAAACTTACTATAAGCCAATTTTTGAAATGTTTAAACATTCTCCAAGATTAAGAACAGCATTTATTGATTTAAAAGTTGCTGATATTATTAATTTAGATTTTAGAAAATTGGTACATATTGATGGTGTTTATTATATATTAAACAGAATAATTGATTATATGCCAAATAAAAATCAACCAACAAAAGTAGAGTTAGCAGAATGGGTAGAGTTAGGAGGAGAATTAGCATCAACACCACCAATTGGGGCAGGAATT